ACCGCAAAAAACGTAGTCGGAAGCCTTCCCCTACCGTTGATCGCATCAGTGAGAATAATACTGTTGCTATCAGCTGCATCAGTTGTGGGAGCAATCATCGTTACAAAATTCATCGTTCACCCCTCCCGCCTATCCGCTTGTAACTTCTTTTGATCGATTTATTTCTCTCAGTCTTCTCATCAGATATTTTATTTTGCTGTTCATTAATTTCGATCCAGCCTTGCGCTTTCAATGCCGCTATTCTTCTGCTCGGCACATCATGTATTTCATATTTACCTTTTCGATTCGGCGTCGGTGATTTCATCCGGATCATAATTCACACCTCTTTAAGATAAGGCGGAGGCGTTAACCCCCGCCTCTCAATGGTTATCCGAGCAGTAACGCAACATGCTCAGGTTTCACGAGCTTATAGCCCCAGGCGAGGCCAACTTCGTACTTCACCCGCCGATACTGTTCATACTGCGCGACCTGGAAGGCCAGCCCGGACACCGGGTCGGTGATTTCAATCACGTCAACAGCGGCATCGCCGCCCTCCGGCATGGCCGGGGCCCTGGTGATCAAGTGAATGGCAGATTGGGCGAAAGCCATGTTGGCGGTGTAATCCGCACTCACAGCCACGTCTTCTCCGCCGGTCAACGCCACCCGCAACCCAGGCTCAGCAATGGTGATCGTGCCAGTAGTGCCAGCACCAACAGTTACATCAGCGGCGACAACATACTTATCATCACCCGTTCCGAAAATAATAACGTCTCCGGCAGTCAACGATACAGCACCGGAGGTACCAGCGGTAGTCACGCCAATTTCCGTGGCACCAACCGTCTCTGCGCCGGTGACGGTTGTGTCGGTCACCGTCCCACCGGTATGCCTTTTCACCTGTCCGGATTCCCGCAGCTCAAACCCATGGATATCCAACAATACACCATCGCGCAGTGTGCGGTCTGTTCCTGCCTCGTTTACGTGCGTCAAATGCGTCAGGCTTCGCATATTCGCACCGGCCGCGGTATCAAATACGCATTTGAGCGCATCGGTCGGAGCGCCGTTATCCTTGAGGATTTTAAGAACCTCAGCCATCGCGCTAAGATCGGCAAACGGCGTTGTGCCGGCAGTACCATAGGCACGGGACGCACCGGGGTAAACGCTGGCCACGTCCGCCTCGACCGCATTACAGAGCGCACGCATGGCCTGCGCGAAGCGGTCTCGCTGGATGGTCTCATACTGCTGAGAAACGCTTCGCTGCTCCTCACCAGTCCATCGTACAGGTGCAGCCTTGCTCCGGCTGATAGACATATCAACATAACCAATCGACGCATCGCCGCTATCCGCAGGCAAATCACCCGGAGTAATATCCTCCAGCGCAACCTCAGGAACCACAGGCGACCTTACCGTCTGCCCGACAGCCGCACGCTCAGCCGAACTGTCTCGGCTTACCGCAGGAATAAAACCGACAAGCTCCCGCGAAACAACATCCAAAGCCTCGTAGAGTACGGGGATCAAACCCGTAAGTGTATTAGCCATTTCTTACCTCCTATTCTGATATTTGCCCTCCGCTTTTAACGAAAGACATTCTTTCTTGTGGCGCTAATTGCTCAAATTGACTCCGGCTAATAGTTCTACCTTTTGCCGCTTTGTCTCCTGGGACTGCGCCACTGCCACCAGGGGTTGCTTTCAATATCCTGTCTTTTTGTGGATATTGATTGATAATAGTTTGTAAAGCTTCGTCAAAATTTGCCGGTTCTCCCGGTCTTTCTTTCGAATAAATTACATTGCCAGCACTATCGTATGCTATAGCCTGCCCATTCTCAACCTTGAAATGCTTTCCGAAATACGCCTCGGCAACATCATGAGGCAAAACGGTTTGCTCATTGATAACCCTTGAATTGGCAAAAGCATTAGAAATAACGAGTTGATGAATCTGCTGATCACGTTTAGAAAGCTCCTGGTCCTTCTCGGCCATCTTGCTTTCGTACTGTTCGCGAATCTGACGTTTCATCTCCTCCGCTTTGCCAGCATCGATGAGCTTCTCGTCCTCCAAGTGCTGAACTGTCTGAAGCGCTTCGCGCGCCTTCTCAGGATCGTCAATACCCTGATACTTCTCCAGTTGCTCCTGGAGTTCTTTGGCTTTCAACCGATGGTTTTTCGCCTCTTTCTGGAGCTCAGGAATTTTCGAGCTTAAATGGATTGCATCAAGCTCATACTCCTGATCTCCATCCCTGACCATCGGGTTGCCGTTCTCGCCAACTTTGATGCTGCCATCCTCGTTTTTCACATATTCAATAGCCATGACTTCACGTCTCCTTTGCCCATCACGGGCCTGCTGTGGGCTTCACGCCCGGTTAAAGTTGCATAAGCTCTTTTATTGTTCTTTGGCGACCATCTTTGTCAGCCAAATCAGCCAATTTAATCTTGCCATCCTTCCATAATTGATACCGCCGAGGGCCTAACGTCTGCCGTTGCAATTCATCAGGCAGTATCTTCTTAAAATATTCTTTCATCCCTCCAGTAATTCTGCCAGCGTCAATCAGTGGTTGTCCTCCGGTTCCTGTTGCCCCCCTCTGTACTTTGCCTGTCACTGGGTCTATTTTCCCCCTAATGGTGTACGGTCTCACTTTGTCGTCCAGCTCGTCAATATCTATCCCCATGTCTCTGTATGATTTCGTCACATAGCGTCTAAGACATCTGCAATTAGGGTGTAAAGGTATGCTCGGCCCTCCATTAAGAGGGTATATCTCATCCCTCGCATCCAGCGCAAGGCAACGTAAACATGTTCCTCTGCCTCGTGCGTAGTTTCCATTTTCTAACGTCGCATCCCATCTCCATCCCTTTATAACATCACTATTCGATTGTGCTACTGTTTGTTGAGCTGCTACATTTGCGGATTGAACCCAGGATCTGACAAGTGTGTTTATGTTATCCTCTACTTCGTCCAGCAATCTTGATATTCTCGCATGTAGCTTTTTATAGCTTTCTCCTCTGAACATCCCGGCTCCAAGCTCTTCCCTTAGTTTTTCCTGCAGCGGATAGTCAAAAGCTCTGTTTACCCAGCCTGATATTTGCGCACCACCAACCGCTGTCTCAAGAAAGCTTTGTATCTGTTCAGGGGATAGCTGCACAAATGAAATATTCGAAGCTGCACCATCGATGCTTAAAATTCTGTTGTTTGCAGCAACTGACTCTTCTAAAGCTATCTGAGATAACTCCGCAGTGTCTGCTTCTACCTGTTGCCGCACTGCTATTGTCAAATTGTCCAATTCAGCAAGCAATGCCTCGTTTCGTTCCATCTCCCAAACTTCACCTGCAAATGTGCTGTTCAGCTGTTCAAGTATTTCTCTCTTTGCCTGCCGTGTATATTTCAGAATTTCTGCTAAAGCATCATCTTCAAACATATCAAGCTTGTATCGCCATTTGACATTTTCTACAGTATAATATAACTGCATCTTCTGTTCAGGTGTCACTCTGTCGCCCCTAACTGCCTGCGCAGGCTTTCAAAAGCCGGGTTTGTTCTCGATTCTGCATTTATCATAGCTACTATATCTTCTATATCATAGCCTTCCAGCGTGTCACCCACTGCTGGGATAATCCGCTGTAGGATATCCAAAGCAATCTCACGGGGGATTAGCTTGTCTCTGTATGCTTCGAGTACAATCTGAGCATCGTTATCTGCAACTGACAGAGTAAAATCCTCGTTGATGTTTATAGATCCGCCTGTTTGTAAACGTGCACGTTCTGCTGTGTACTGCAGTCCAGTTTCAATTGCATTTTGCAGAGAATATGCCCAATGCGAAAGCTGACTGACACTGCTAACCTCGTCTATTGCTCGTGCTGTAGCTGTCACATTGCCTGTTTTGCGCAACATCGGATCTAAAGACAAGTATGCCATTTCTTCTTTTAGTGTTTCCAGGTCTTGAAAACCTGCATTAATGCCAGTGCCAGAATGTTCGGCAAAACCTATCTTAGCGTCAGGATTAGGCGTCACAATCGGAGTTGTAGGACCAAAAAGTATCTTTTCTCCCTCGTCTTGATCAACGCCTACCAAGTATAATATCGCAAACCTTGCCCACTTGAGTATATACCGTTGGTCGCTGCTGCTTTGCCAGTGTTCAATATTTTTGTATGCTAAATCCAGCAGTGGAGGTTGTGCTTGCATGAAGCCTGTTTTGTTTGTGTATAGTGTTACAAGAGGGATATAGCCTATGCCCAGTGTGCCCTCTATCACTTCGCCATTCTCATCCAATGCAGGCATCCACGTGCCATCCCTTGATGGTGTTTCTTCTTTGACTTTTTCAAATACCCTGTAGTATGCTTCAGCATTTGCCGGGTTTTTGTAGTTTTCCAACCAATAGACTATCACACGTTCAACAGTTCCAGTATTCCATTCGTCTATTGCTACTTTCGTTGTATATTTTCTTCGTAGCTGTGTTAGTATCCGATGCCCGTTAACTATATCGTCCTGCCAGCCTATTATCTCCTTCGCTGGGATGTTAACCCAATATGGTCTTTCGCCTCTCCTGCGTTGTTCTTCCCTGGTCATTGCCTGTGTCCTGGGAGCATCAACCATGAAATGTGATATCCCATACCTCACTGCATCGAGAAAAAACTGCTGTGCGAAGCTGTTCAAACTCTTGCCTTCTCTGTCAATATTATCAGCCCAGTCAATAATTTCTTGTGGTACGTCTGTTTGTAATACAATAGGCTTTTTAAATACTTTTCCTACAATACTTTCGCAAGCTTTCTTGAACTGATTGAACAAAACAGTTTGACTGAGCCTTGCGTTGTAATCTTTCACTGACTCTGCCTCGAATCTTGGTAAGAACCGCTCGCCAGCTTCACGCATTTTGCGTGTTCCGCCATAGACTGCATCAATCATTCCCCAGTCTTGTAACATCTGCAAGTATTCTTCAGACGCTTCTGCAACTTTGTCAAAATTGTTTTCAGGCATATCTATTCCTTTTGTTATGCTCCAAGATTCTCCACCGTAATTCTAAACTCAACACCAGTTCCATCGGCCCGGCTGATCTCAATCGGCTTGCCGAATTTCATGGCATGTTGAGCAACCGCAACCAGAGCTTCGAGGGTTACATCTTCCTTGCCAGTCGCCCACGTTCTACCGTCTTTCAGGATTTTTCCAGCAAAAATTGTCCCTGTCAAAGGACTACATCCAATGTGTAATTTACGCATAACAATATTTTCAACCAGACGCGGAAAACGCCTGGTTGCCTCCAAGTAGCGCGGCGGCCGCGCTGGTTAAAATGGCGTTATACCGCACTGGGTAGCTCTGCGGTGCATTCAACCTCGTTCCCCCACACATCCCAGCCTTCGGTGGTTTTCCTGGCAAACATCTCCAGCCTTGTAACGTTTTCTCCATACAATTTAACAATGTCGTCTCTAAACGCTTGAGGCTTTTCTGAGTGCCGCCCCCGCCTGTGTAGTTGGGTGTTATAAATGCCGCAATCCTTCCTTGCTACGCCTTTCCCTTTGGTTCCCAGCAAGCATATTTCTGCATTCCCTCTCGTATGTCTCCCCATACCCATATAGACAGAACCATCTTTGTTTGTTTTAACCCAAGTGAACGCTACCGTTTTAAATTTGAACCCCCATGCCGCCATAAGTCGTAGACCTTCCTCAAGCATTGGGTAAGTGCACCACATTAGCAGCACGCTATTATCTTCTGCCGGTATATCCCAAGCACACATCTCGCTTGTTGGTGTGCATACATAATGGGACTCAGCACCTCCACCGTGGGATTTGCTTTTATCCTTATAGACCCAAGGTGGGTCTGCATAAATCACCTGATATTTCTTTGTCATCAATCTTTCCTCCTGTGTATGTGCGGTATAACAATGCAATCAAGCGAACGGCAAAAAGCGCCGCCGCTTATCGCAAGCGTTATTTTTTATGTCAGTACAAAGATACTTTCTTAACATATGCTGTTCTCCTCACTATTGGGAATTCATATGCAATAAAATATCCGCCTGCATCAGTAATATGGTCTAAGCCACTTGTTTTATCAGGCTGCCCATTTTTGTCATAAACTAACTGTTCCAGGCATCTTGTATATTCTTTGCATGTATCTACGTTCACAAAATATTTACCTTTTTCAAATGCGTTGTTCACCGCTGCCACCCGGTCTTTTACTGCAGGGTTTGCGTTGTATGCCTTTACTTTGAAGCCTGCTTGTTTGAGTAAGCTTATGTCCGAAAGAGAAGCGTTTACTGTCTTGCGACTATTACCGGATGCATCAGGATATATCGTTATGCTGTGTTCAGGATATTTTTCTTTTATTGTTTCTATCATTGATGGCGTGTCGTACATGTCGACAAGCTCGTCGATAGCATGAGGTATGCCTTCTCGCATGGCATGCACAACTGCTGCCTGTTTTGTCACGTTGAAGTCGCAACCAATGAATAAGGGTTCTTTAGGTCGTATCTTCTCGCTACTTCTATTCCTTTCTCTGTCGAAGCTGTTAAAAACTGTACCTGATCTGAGATTAACAAACTTTCCCTCAAGATATGCATCGAGTAAGCTTTGTGGATATGTCTCTTTTAAGCTTTCGATGTAATCTTCTGGGATGTAAGGGTTACTATAGGTGGGCGCATATACAATCTTGTATGACTCATCTGCTTTGCGTATCCACCTGTCATAGCAAAAACGGAAGCCTTCAGGTGTTGTATATGCAAAAACTTTATTTTCTGCACCTGATTCAACTTTTTGTCTGTTTCTTGCTATAATTCGTGTCCAGGCATCCTCTGCCTTCTTTTGTGCCAACGTGTCCAATTCGTCTACATGAGACCTCCAGACTTCATATCCGACAATCCGCATAGGATTTTCAAGAGTTCTTATGATGAATTTGCCATATCCTTGAATGCTAATGATGTTTGCTTGCTTGTCGTAAGAGTATGCCACAGGCATCGTGTCGAGGTAATTCAATATTCTTGGCACTGTGTTGAGTCTTGCAAGATCGTATGTCGGATCATACAGTGCGATATCTCCGTCCGGGTTTTGTATTTTGTCAGACAGAGCTTTAAGTATCTTTGTTTCTGTTTTGCCACTTCCATATCCCCCACAAAAAAGAGGAAATCTGCAATTGCTGTCAAAAAATTCTTCTTGAGGCTTAGTTAGCTCTACACTCGGCAACTATTTCTCCTTAGACTTTATAATAACCAAAGGCTCTTTGTTGTCAACTGTTGCATCTATCTGTTGTTTCTCTATATACCCTCTGCTCTTGCCCTTGCATTTGAGAAAGAAGCATACCGCCCAGGCCTGGCCTTGCTTGACCGAGCTGATTAGCTGCGTCTCGGCCAGATCCAGGTGCTGTTCTCTCGCCTCTTCTAATACTCTCTGGAGACGCGCATGTTTTTTCACGCGCTCAGACAGCGCCGGCCATGATATCCCTAGCATCGCCGCAGCATGGGTAACGAAGCCGCCCGACGCGCGCAAGGCATCCTCGCACTCCGCGAGGGTCGTATGCTTCCTTTTCTTGTCGGTTTTGGTAATTTTTCCCATCACCCCTCCTCACCATCCCCATGGCATAGATTATAGCGCAAGTCAAGTTTTTTGGCTTGATACAACCGCGGCCGCCAATCCGGGGGGGGGCAGGAGGGAATCGATTACGCCGCGCTCCCCAGCTCCAGCAGCCGGGGCCGTGCGTGATTTGGCGGTCAGTCTTCACCAGCGCCTTGCGGATTTTCTCGTAGCGGTCATTGCTCATTGCCTTTCTCCTTCGGGCATGTGCCTTCCCCCGTTATGGTGCTCTGAAAATTTTTCGTTGTGCATCATTTTTTTTGCATTTCCTTGTTGACAATAACCTAACGATATGTTATCACAGTGCCAACAGCGACGAACAAACAAACCAAAAGGAGCCAGCCATGAACTTGATCGAGACCGGAAAACAGATTGCAGCAACCAAGCCCTTCACCATTGAAACCGCCGCCGACCTGAATAGCCAGCTTGAGGGTATTTTCGGAAGGCCCAACCCTCTCGGCCTCAACGACATCGGCCACGCACCAATGGGTAAAGACCTCAATGACCACATCGGCCAGATCATCAGTAACATCGGCGCGATGCAAGTCAGGGCCGAAGAAGCTGGCCGGGTCACTCCGCAAGCGCTGGAAGCCGTCGCCAAGCTCACCACCGCAATCAACACCATCATCAACAAATAGGAGGCCGCCATGATTACCTACTCCAAAAATGGCAAATGGAAACTCTACTGGGGCGATATGCCCCTCCCTGCCGGGGGTGAAGCTCTCGGCACAGTGACCCGCGATGGTTACGACACAGGGGCGCTGATTCGCCTGGCCTCCGGTCAGTATGTGCAGGGCAATGCCGGTTCAATTCGTCCCCTCGATCCTTCCGCCGTTGATTCCGCCATTGCCGCCAGTTCTGCCGCCGCCGTTCTTGGCTCTGTTCGCTCCAGCAAAAAATCCGCTTCATCCGCCGCCAATGGTGCTTTGGGTGGGCGCCCCCGGAAAGTCAAAAACCCGCCTACTGAATAGCTTCGCAAGCCATAACAAGTCGCGGCAGCGGGCCGATAAAGCCCGCCGCTGCGCTTGATCGTTAGCCGCCATGAATCACACGCCCTACAGGCTTGAGTCCATAGAGCTGTTTTGCCGTTGCCGCCTTCACTGCCCGCTCATGGCACAGAATCTTGTTGTGCATCAGCTTCACCAGGGCAGAAACCCGTTCATGCGCCGCACTTCCGAGTGCGTTATCGCTATCCTCAGCCAAATTAAACAAATGTTCGGTCGCCTCTCCCATCAGTTCAAAAGCCTGGTTGATTTGCTGGGTGGCGGTCTCCCATCGCGTAATTGCTCGCTCCATTTTTGTGAGCGCCCATTCCAGCTCTGCCGCCTGGTGCCGCTCTTCATCATCCTCGCGGGCCTCTGCCAGGCCAATGCCTTGTTGTATCAGGTCTGCACGTTCCGTAAGTCCTGTGTCTCTTTGAGACATTGGCTGTTCTCTAAGAAGCAGAAAGTTCCTGGTAGCGATACCGGGAATCCCCTTCCTTCAGGGAGGGGAGGATGTCAATCATATAGGCACCTAACCATGATATGGACCCCCGGACTCGCGGCATACCTTTTTTTGGCTGTTGCCGACACAATCTGCTTGTCGTCCTCCCACAAGCGCCCGTTGCAGGCGTCGTAAACCAGTTTTATCAGGTTGTCTAAATCTGGCCTTGTAGTCGCGGATAAAACACCGTTTAGCGCCATTTCCCGACGTTTAACAGGCCAACTTTGCGGCACCGGCAATCGAAAGTCAAGCATTACATCCAGCGGTCCCTCAAGAGGGGTCACTACCAGCCTTGCCGCTGCTAATGCCGCGGCAATCCGCCGCTCGGCCGCTCGTGTACGTGCCGGCGTGTAGGCTATGCCGCCGCGTGTCATCCGGGGCCGGCCCTTACCAACCGGCACCCCCGGGATAAATATCTCTATCGGCTTCATGTGTCATCCTCCCAAAAACTTCTGATAGCCACGAGAATGCACGAAACAACATGGATACATACTGAGACATGTGTCAACCCTTTTTCGTGCATCCTCGTGCAGATTTGACGCCTTCTCGCGTTGTTTGCACCAACTCTCTGACCGCCAATCGCAGCTCGTCGGCGGTCATCAGGTCCACATCCGGCGGCAAGGCCTTGGTGCTTGGGGCCGTAACCGCTGGGGTTTGCGCCGATTTTCCCGAGATTTGCGCCGGCGTGGGTATATGCTCGATGTGCCCATGAGCGGCGTTATATATCTCGGCGGCTCCCGGCAAGGGGCCGCAAGGTGGTAACCGCCCCTGGTTCTGTAGCCGCGAAAAAGCGGCGTAAGCCTTCAAAAACTGCGGGCGGATAAACCGCTCTTCGTCTTCCGCCGACGAACACATAGCCACCCATCCGCCCAGTGATTTGACTGCATGGTGGATGGCTTCATCGCCGCCGAAGTCAACGCTCTGCATGTACCCCACGGACTTGAGGGCCGACTTAACCATCTGCCAGGCCAACATCGCTTGTGCATCGGCATTGGCCTGGCCGGTGCCGAGGGCAGCCTCACGGATATCTGCCACGGATGGTAGATATTTGCAAGATCGAGCACATTGGGTAATGCCCCGCAGGTAGTCATCATCCGCCAAATCTTGCATCAGCGCGAACCACGTGTCCACCACATCCAGGGTAAACTCAGACTTGCTCGCCGGGAACGCAGCTTTAAGAATGGCAACCCCACGTGCGAAAGTCTCTTTTTTCATTGCTATTCCTCCTTTAACCAGTCTTGTAAGGTGGCGACGGTCCGTTCAAGCGATGACTTTGGTGCTTGCTCGCGGTACCGGGTTTCCCATGTCCGCACAGCGGCCTTCCAGTCTTTCATCGGGTTTTTACCCACTTTCCAGCCGTTGGATTCGTAGTGGTCGATGAACTGCTGTGGGTTAATCGCATTTTTTCTGGCCTGGCAATAGGCGATGACTTCATCCAGGGTTGGTTTAACGAACCGGGGGCGGGTGGTTTTGGAGGCGCGGGGGTTGCAGGGGGCGGAAGCCCCCTCGCGCGCGCGCGTGCGCGCGAGTTCTGTCTCTGTCTCTGTCTCTGTCTCTGTCTCTGTCTCTGTCTCTGTCTCTGTCTCTGGTGCATCAACTTGATATCGTCCTGATACCATTTTGATATCATCTTGATATCTTGTTGATATCACGTTAATATCATCAAATATCAACCATTCAGAAAGTTTTGTAAGTATCTGTTTTAATTCATCTTCTGTTTTTCTGAGCCGAAAAGCAAGTTTTTTAAGGCAAGGCAATCTGCCTTCCATGGTTTCATCCTCACTTGCCACCAGCCAAATCATAACAAGTGTCTTAGCAGCTTCCCCATCCAGGGCATGCCAGTCGGGATCATCCAGGATATCACGATAAACTTTCACCCAAGGTGGTCTTCGGTTTTTGAAGTGTTGAAACTTTCCCCAATTTTTCACTCGCACCCTGCTTTTTTCACGTTTCACCACGATTCCTCCTCCTTCCCTTCTTCCCCCCCTATCCTAACCGTAGTAGTTTTTCAGCCATGCCCAACCTCCTCCTCCTCTTGGCTTGGGGCGAAACCGAAATACGCCGCCAGTGTTTGCGCGTCATCGTCCCCGATCCGCCCATAGTTGCCCACCCAGATATCCCTTACCGTCAGGTAAGGTACTTTTGCCCGGCGGCTGACCGCGGCCATGTTGCGGTCGGCCAGCGCGTCCCGGATTTTGTCCAATAACTCCTGTTTCATGACAGCTTTCATGACAGCACCTCCTCAAACAATTGTCATTGTTAATCTCATGATTGGGCAAGCATACCAGAAAAAAAAACGTATGGCAAGCAAAAAAATTCATTTTCTTCTTGACACCTATGCCGAAACCCGTTATCACAGGGGTATGGCTTACACCAACGACACCGGATACCCCAGCGTCACCCAGGTCTTACGGCCATGGGTGGATACCTCGTGGTTCACCGCCGAATCCCGCGCCCGGGGCACGGCGGTACACGATGCCGTCGCGCAATACCTTGGTGGGCGTCCCGCCTTCATGGTCAGCCTGCAACCAAACTGGCGCGGATATTTCAACTCCGCCCGGTGGTGGATAGATGCGCATGTGGCCGACGTGCTTATGGCCGAGGTGCGGCTCCAGGACGATCAGTGGCGATACTGTGGCCAACCTGACTTGGTTGCGCGGTTACGTGACGGCAGTATAGCGCTTGTGGACTGGAAGACCGGCGCGGCAGCTCGGTGGCATCAACTCCAGATAGCTGGATATCGCCACCTGGCGAAGGGCGCTGGAGTTACTACCAGCCGTGGCATGACGATCCGTCTGCGTGATGACGGGTCAGCGCCATTGGTCGATGAGCACGCCCGTAATCACGAACAAGACCTGAACCGCCTATTGGGGGCGGTCGGACTGTGGTGGTTCTTCCACCCCAAAAGAAAGGAGGTAAAAGGTGAAGTGGAGGATTAAGTTCTATGACACAAACTATGGAAATTGGCGTCGTACCGGGTTGATGAGCTTGTATGATGCTAAGCGGATGGCGAGGTATCTACAGAAGGTCCACGGCGAAGTGGAAGTCTATCTCGACGATCTGGATAGTTCACAACCCGGCGTAAGGATCACCGGTAAGCAAAAGCCGGACACAATGTCCGGAATAACCACAAATACAAGGGAGCAGAAGGAGGAGCGACATGGATGAACTGAGCTTTTTACACAAAGAAGATCCGCCGCTGTATGCTGGCGGACCATCACAATCACTGGTGCCGCGCGATCCATTTGACGTGGCCCCCATCGGCGATCTGTTTGGCCGTTATCAGGCGCAGATCGACGCCATGCAGGACGAGGCGTCAGAGGTGGTCGTCACCGACCAGACCAGCCATGACAGGGCACTGACCATGATTGGCGAGGCTAAGCAGATCGCCAGGCGTATCGAGATCAAGAGGAAGGAGGTGAAGGCGCCATATCTGGACGCCTGTAAGGCCATTGACGGATTCGCCAACCCGCTTGTCGGTCGTCTCAAGATGATCGCCGACGGTCTCCAGTCCACACTGAGCACCTACCTGATCGCCCAGGAACGTCGCCGGCGCGAGGCCGAAGCAGAGGCACGGAGAGCGGCGGAAGAGGCCCGGCGCAAGGCAGAGGCCGAGGCGCAGGAGAAGGCCCGCCAGGCTGCCGCTGATGCGGCGGAACAAGGCATTGAGGCACCACCCCCGGAGCCGGTCGTCATGCCGGCGATGCCCGCGGTGCCGACGGAAACCCGGTCGCAGGTTGACACGGCCACCGCCAGTGTGGATATCGAGTGGAGCTGGAGCATCGACGATCTGGCAAAGGTGCTCCAAAACACAGCGCTATTGGAGGCGCGGACGGAGCCGATCGTTAAGGCGATCACACCATGGATCAATGCGCAGGTAAGGGCCGGTGCCAGGAGCATTCCTGGCGTGCATATCTACCAAACCGAGAAGGTCAAAACCAGAGTAAGGAGGTAGCAAAATGTCGGAGACAAGAGATATCCAGGCAACCAGCCAACCAACCGCGTTGGCTCCATCAACATCGCTATTTTTCGATGTATCAAGATTCGAGCACGCCCAGCGCGTGGCAAAGATGCTCGCCACGTCAACAATGATCCCGGAGCATTTCCGAAACAACATTGGGAATTGCCTGATTGCCATGAACCTGGCCGACCGATTCCAGGCCGACGTGTTCATGGTTATGCAGAATATCTACGTAGTGCACGGTAAGCCAGGCATCGAGGCGAAGCTGACTATTGCCAGGATTAACAGCATGGGCCGATTTACGGCGCTTCGCTGGAAGCACGAGAACGAGGGGACCGACAGATGGCGCTGCGTCTGCTACGCCAAGGAGAAGGCCACCGGCGACGTCCTGGAAGCCGACCTGACGTGGGATGTGGTGAAAAAAGAAGGCTGGCTGGATAAGCCAGGATCAAAGTGGAAGACGATGCCAAAGCTGATGATGCAGTATCGCACCGCTGCATTTTTCGGCCG